CGTGTGTGATAGGGGCACCCTACTGCGGTCCTCCTCCCGCTGAGTGTGTCTACGTGTTCCGCTGGCAGAACATGCAGTCGGAACACGCCAACCCGGACTACCAGCTGGAAATGTATGACCGGAACACAGGCCACAACATGACCGGCATCCAGGAGTGCGCTGCACTGCCCACCGGCCTGATCATGTATGACATGCGGGCTTTTGACGTTACCGAGCCACGGTCGGAAGTTGACAAGCCGTGGTTCTACTATGAGTGGAAGGACAAGTACGCCGCCGAGAAGGCCAGCACCGAAGACGTGACGATGACGAGGGACCTGTCGCTCGTCGGCGTCCAGAAGCTGGGATACAACCCGGTGTTCTGCAACTGGGACGCCTGGGCTGGTCACTGGAAGCCCAAGTGCGTTGGCAAGCCTGTGATCATCACCGCTGCTCACGTGTCGGAGAAACTCCGCGGTGCGGTGGAGGCCGGCTGCGTCAACAAGCTGGTGGATCTGCCGGAACCAACCTGGCTGCCAAAGACCTTCAACGACATGGGCATGGACCTGCCGCAGTCGGATGCCGAGGCCCTGGCTGCACTGGTGCAGAAGTTCCGCGACGAGCATCGCCGCAAGCCGGTGGTGCTGGAAGTCGGCTCATGGGCCGGCCGCAGTGCGATCATCATGTCGCAGTCAGGCGCAGCACATGTGACGTGCGTTGACACGTGGGGCGGCAACACCAACGACGAGGGCTGCAAACAGTACGACGGCCAGGCCGGGTCACCGTTTGAGGTGTTCCAGCGCAACACCGCCGGCATGAACATCTCCGCCGTCAAGGCCAGGTCGCCGGATGCCGCTGCCAAGTTCCGGGACGGTCAGTTCGACATCGTCTACATCGATGCCGAGCATGACTACGAATCAGTGAAGCAGGACATCCTGGCCTGGAAGCCCAAGGCCAAGCACATCCTGGCGGGCCATGACTACCACTCATTCGATGGCGTGAAGCGGGCAGTGGCTGATTGCGGCTTGGTGCCCGTGGTTAACGGGAACGTCTGGCACTGCAAGCTATGAAGAAGACCTGCATCGAATGTAAGCAGGAGCTGCCAGAGACCAGTTTCCATCGGTCAGCCGATGGCAGGATGCACCCCAAATGCAAGACGTGCCGGTCGTCCTACGAACGAAAACGCCGCAAGAAAAAGAAGGACTCGCGGCTGGATGCCATAGAGCAGGACGCGGTGGACGTGTTCTGCAAGGCTGCCAGGCTGGGCGGGTCAACGATCCCCCACAGTGCCGAGCTGATCGAAGTCCTTCTGGAGTACTTCGGCGGCGTGCGTGGTTTCGGCAATGTGTTCATGAAACAGTACTACGATTCGCCTCCTGGGGGGGCACATCGGACGAAGATGTTGGAGACGCTGGTGCGGCTGGTGAACGCCAACACAGCGATGGGCGGTGCCAAGAAGCCTCTATCGGTGTGGACCGAAGACGAGCTGGAGGAGGAACTGCGGCAGCGGCTGATGGAAACGGCCATCACGCTCAAGGCCCTGCCGGTCAGCCGTGCAGTGGAGGTCCTCAGTGAAACCGCACCCGCGGAAGATCCCGGACCATCCTAAGCCGCCGGTCGTCCCCGGCGTGACACAGCACACGCTTGGCCACCTCAAGGAGGTCCAGGCGGAGCTGAAGAGTCGGAAGATCGAAGCGCTTCGGCTGTATGAGCCCATGCCGCTTCAGCAGCAGATGCACGCCAGCATGGCGTCTGAGCGGATAGTGCTTGGCGGGAATCGTTGCCTGGCCGGAGACCAGAAGATTCTGGACCCGGTCACCGGCAAGCATCGGACCGTCAGTGAGATTGACGATTGGTTCTGGGTGACGGCCGTCCACTGTGGCCACACGGTCACGGCACCAGCCAAGCGGCCTTTCATCAAAGGTTGGGATCACCTGTATGCGTTTCAGTTAAGCAACGGTGGAGAAATACGCTGCACGCTCAACCATCTTGTCCTGGATGCCGACGGCGCCTGGGCCCCCGTGGGCGACGTGTTGCTGCCAGAATGCGTTGCCGCCCTTCAGCGGACCACTGGGGGCACTTACCTGCCAGTGTTGCGCGAAGATGATCGGCGTTTGTGTCATACACCTGAAGGTTCTCAGGGCGGTTATCGGAGGGGTCGTCGTTCCGGTGGTGAACAACCTCTGCCGGTCGCAACCGCCGTCCTAGAAGAGACTCACACACCAGGCGATGCTCCCGGATGTAGCCATTGGCATTGCAGTCCGGATGATCAGGGGCATGCACCAGCGTGTAGCCGCCCTTGTCTTTCACACGTCCGCCCCTCCAGCCTGGATGCTCAGGGCCCGGCTTGGGCCCACGCCGACGCATGCGAAACCCAAACCGCTGGCATGCCTTGTTCACCACCTTTGGGCTGCGACCAAGCAACGCCCCTATCTCGGCCACTGTTTTTCTTTCCTGCTCATACCAGATCCGCATCTGCTCCACCGGCCAGTCGATCTTGTTGTGAAGCCCCATGTCGTCCTCCTGAAGGCGGAAATGAACATGTGTATATTACCTCCTACACGTACCTGGGGCGAGGGCCGGTGTGGGACTTTTCTGTTCCCCGCTACCACAACTACCTCATTGATGGCGTGGCGAACCACAACAGCGGCAAGAGCCTGTCCACGTTCGTAGAGGACGCCCGTGCATTGACGGGTACTGATCCGTTCGACAAGTACCCCAAGGAGGGCGGCAACCTAGTGGTGGTGGGCCGGAACTGGCCGCACATCGGCTTGGTGGCCTACCCCATGCTCTTCAAGGCCGGTGCGTTCCGGATCATCAAGGACCTGGAGACGGGTGAGTGGCGTGCGTACCGCCCGGGCCAGGACGCCGCCCGCCGAGCCGAGACGAAGCCAGCGCCACCCTTGGTGCCACCCAGGCTGGTCGAAGACGTGTCATGGGTGCTGAAGAACGCCGGGTACTGCCAGCGTGTCGTCCTGACCAATGGATGGACGGTCAACTTCTTTTCCTCTGAGGGTGAGCCGCCGCAGGGTTTTCAGGCAGATTTGGTGCATCTAGACGAGGACATCTCTAATCCCTCTTGGGTGGGGGAGATGCAGGCCCGCCTGGCTGACCGCAAGGGCCGGCTGGTTTGGTCGGCCATGCCTCACTCCAAGAACGACGCCCTGCTGGGCCTGTGCGAGCGGGCAGACAAGGAGGCCGAGGAGGGTAAGGAAAACCCGCAGATCAAGAAGTTCGTCCTGCGGTTCCTGGACAACGACCACATCGACCGTGAGGAGAAGGAGAAGAACATCGCCCGGTGGTCAGCCCTGGGCGTCGATGAGCTGCGGATGCGTGCAGAGGGCGAGTTCACCCAGGACTCCATCCTCATGTACCCGTCGTTCAACACCATGGTCCATACCCTCCCCAGGTCGGAACTGCCGGACGGCATCGTTCCGCCTGACTGGACGCGCTACGTATCGATCGACCCTGGACACACCGTCATGGCCTGCGTGTTCGCAGCAGTGCCTCCGGACGAGCGGTTCATCCTGGTCTATGACGAGCTGTACCTGCGGAACGCCAACGCCCTGATCTGGGGCGAGGCGTTCGCGGCCAAGTGCGAGGGCCAGCACTTTTACGCTTTCATCATGGACATGCACGGAGGTACACTGAGGGACCTTGGTTCAGGCAGGCTGCCATGCGACCTGTATTCGGAGCAACTCCGGGAACGAAACATCCGGGCTCAAATGTCTGGATTCCAGTTCGTCCCCGGATCCGACGACATCCAGGCGAGAACCGCCCTGGTGCGGCAAATGCTGCACATCCGCGGTGACGGCAGCACTCAGCTGAAGTTCCTGGAGAACGCTGTGCCAGAGCTGTACCGCGAGCTGCGTCGGTACAAGAAGAAGGTGGTGCAGTCCAACAACGGTCCGTTCGTCACGGACATGCCCAACACACGCGGCGAGGTCCACAGCTGCCAATGCCTGGAATACCTCTGTGCCTATGAGCCGCAGTACCACCAACCGCCAGCCCGGCCAGGCCCTGAGCCGTGGTATGTCAAATGGCGTGCCGAGCGTCTGAAGCGTCAGGGCGATGACGGAAAGGGATATGTATGCCTGGGACCGACGAAAAAGTGAACTGGAAGATGCCGGCCGCCTCCGTGGGCGACACGGTGCTGTATCAG